TCGGCACTTTCGAAATGCCCTCTATCATACCAACGTCCTGGTTAATTGAAGGACGACGATTGGAGAGGTTGAATCCCATTGCCGACGGCCACGTTGTACTTGACGTTGTAAGGCCTGAGGGATCCTTCAGGAGTATCTCGTTGATTGGGGATGAGACTTCTGTTACATTGCCAAGAGCGCAGTTTGATGCGGTACGTGCCGTTGCAGTCGTAGCTAAACAGTTGGTCTCCCCGGCCACTGTTGCTAGTAACATTGCTCCAGCTAGCGCGACCGGTTTGCCAACTGAGCGCATGCCTCCAGGACATGCTGCTATAATGACTAGTTACCTTCGCTCAGTAATTCCCCACAGTCCACCTGTGGTGTATCCCCCGACAGATTCGATGCTTGCAATTTATTTTGGTAAGCACGACTATAACGCGAAAGTACCATTAGTAGGAATTGGTTCCCCTTTGATTGGGCCCTGCTATGGCTATGCGACTAGTATCTCATCAGATAACCAGTGCATTGCCGGTCGCGTGGAAGCTTTTCATGATGATGTAGATGATGTTGCCACACATGAGAAATCTGTCCCTCCATCTCTCGCCGGTTATATGGTTGAGTTCGCGAAAAGGCTGATTCCCCTTCCGCATATTGGAGTTCCTGTAGACCGTGATTATGTAGCGGAGAAACAGGCTCGCCCTAATCAACGGGTGAAATTGGAAGAGGCCGATGTTACTGGGCCTTGGTACAAACGAGCGTGGTCAGCCTTCACTAAGAAGGAGACGGCACAAGAGCCTTCTGATCCACGGAACATATCGCAGGGGCATCCCGCCGGCAACCTCAAGTACTCCTGCTTTATGTACGCTTTCCACAATGAGGTCATGGGTGAACAAGATTGGTATGCGTTCAACAAGACCCCGGCTGAGTGCGCCGTCAGGATCTGTGAGGTCCTAGAAAAGGCACTCTTTTCCGTGTTAGCTGACGGAAAACGTTTCGACGGGCATGTTAAGCGTCCTGCCCGCATTCTTGAGCGCATCTGTATGCTTCGATTCTTTGCCACTCGTTATCATAGTGGTTTGAACGAGGCTATGGATGAACAAATAGGACTCCCCGGAACGACTGATGAGGGGCGTAAGTATTACTCGGGCTATGGCCGAGGATCTGGTTCGCTTGAGACTGCTGACTTCAATTCTGTACTGACTGCGTTCATCGATTACTGTGCTTGGAGAAACACGTTGGTAGACGGCAGAAAGTGCACCCCGGACGAGGCTTGGGCTCGTTTGGGCATCTATGGAGGAGATGATAGTCTAGCTGGGGCAGTTGACCCCAGGGCCCTAAAGAAGAGTGCAGAACTCATGGGCCAGGTCTATGAAATGAAGGTCATCCTTCGGGGAAATATTGGTGTAGAGTTTTTGAACCGTCAGTTTTCGCCCGATGTTTGGAATGGAGATGTCAACTCCATGGCCAACCCGTCCAGATTGCTTGGTAAGCTATGGGTGGGACCCGCTGCGTTACATGACCCATTGCAGCGGTTTGCCGAACGAGCATCCGGTTATTTTCGGATGGATCGCAATTCACCAGTCGTCGGTGATATCGTTCGGGCAGCCCACGATCTTTTGGGAGAATACGTGGATGGAGAGCTAATGCCGTGGGACGGCAAGCACTCCTTGGAGTCAAATTGGCCGAATGAGGATTCGGGGTGGATGATAGACGTGTTTAACGCGAGCATCCCCGACTTCGACTT